TCATGTGTTTTAAACTATGATGTCTTGCGTGTGCTTTCATAGTCTTTTGTTGTCTAGGTTTTAGACCTTTAATGATTCCTGTGATTGATGCTACTTTTACCACTTATTTCTTCTTCTTTTTTTTCTTTTTCTTTTTTTTCATTGGTCTTGAATAACCATATCCTGTTCCTCTAGGCATTATTTCCTCGCTTTCTTTTTTTTCTTTTGTTTCTTCATAATAGCTTTTTGTAAAGCCATTGGTAGTTTCTTTTGTTTTTTAGTCAGCATATCTTCTCCTAGTTTTGCATTTTACCACCAGACCATTTAGCATCTGGTAATCCATTTTTATATTCTCCACCTGAATATGTCAAAACTTGTTTTCTATTTGAACCCTCTTTAAAAGAACAATGTATCCACCCACTATTAGGCTCTCCCTCTTTCCAAAATTCTAAAATAAGTTGGTCAAAATTACAGTTATTTTGAATCCACAAAGCTACTTCTAAATTAGAAGTACCAGCAATTTCAAAGTCTGCCGCTTCCCCAAAACAATGTTGTGATGTTGCTTTTGAACCTATTGCTTCTGACAATTCAGGACTTCTATAACCTGATGTGATAGTAACAGGCTTATCAAACTTTGCTCTTACTGGTTCTAATACTTCATAACAAAGATCGCCAAGATTTTTTATTTCTCCACTACCAGCTTTATTAGTTATACCTTTTCTAGTAGCAGTTTGTGATTTCTCA